GGAAAGGTATTTAAACATCTAGCTAGATCATGTAGCTGTTCTTGGTCCCATTGTTTGGTTACTTTAAATTGTACTCTGAGGTCTTTAGGTATGATTCCATTGAGCTGAACTCTTTTACTGCCCCCGGAATTGTGTATTGATTTTATTTGTTCTTTGACTTCAGCGTTGTTTGCAATAGCTTCATCAATAACTTTTGATTCTTCTCTAAGCTTTGCTTGTTGTGCTAAGTTATCCTTCTTTGCTTTTAATAGGTTGACCAACTCATAGTTATCATAGTTAGTTTTATCGTCCATGTATAAATCTCCAGTAAATACAAGTACCATCATATAGAGTTGAAAAACATTGTCAACAAATTTCTTTACTTTTTGTATTACCTCATTTAAGATTGCTTTTGATGCGCTTGTGAACTCATATTTTTCATATGATTTTCCTCCGATTACCATGAGCGCATCACTCAAGGAGAGAAATGGAGCTTAAAGAATATATTCAAAAACGTGGTGAAGAGAATCTTGCAAAGGAGCTGAAGGTTTCTGTTGCAACAATCAGATCCTGGAGATACAACACAAGACAACCCTCTGTTAATCAAGCCAAGAAACTTATCAAGATGACTGGACATGCTCTTGATTGGGAAAACATATACGGTCCGGTTGATGAAGAGTAATGGCAATAGATCTTAATCTAAATACAAAAGGCGAAGACGTCAAAGGAAGATCTCGTAAAGAGATGTTGGTTTCTTTTTATGAAAACAATTTTCATCTTATACCTTGTGGATCTAGATCAGATGTCATACCAGATTACTTTAAAAGAAGACATCAATATGAAGAGGACGAAGTCTTGGTCAAGCGTTGGTCAAAGACACCAAGAGTCAAATGGTCTAACTATATAGAGAAACAACCTCATCTAAAAGAAATCAAAGAGTGGTATCTACAGTTTCCTAATTGTAATTGGGCGGCTATCACAGGAATAAACTTTGTGGTGCTTGATGCAGATACACAAGAGGCTTGTGACTTTGTAGAGTCCGGGCAGATAACAAGAACAACAATGAAACAAAGAACGCCTCGTGGTGGATATCATTATTTTTATGCTATCAATCCAAATTTAAGAGTTCGAAATACCACAGGGCGTTTGGACATAAGGGGAGAAGGTGGCTATGTCATGGTCTCCCCTTCTGACCATTACATGTTTGAAACAGTAGATGGTTTGGATGTCGATGATATGACTGATCTACCTCCTCTAACCAGTCAAGATATGCAAATCATCTACGACTTTAATAATACAGGCGGATCAAACTCAGAACACAAAACTCCGCTAACGACAGATGGTGTCGAGAGTGGCATGCGTAACGACACACTCGCAAGGCTTGTCGGTAAGTGGGTGCTTGAAGGTTGGGGTATGCGTGAAGTGATCATCAAATCACTTGATTGGAACCAAGACAACACCCCACCCATGAGTGTGCAAGAAGTATTGCAAACCGTAAATAGTATTTGCACAGGGCACTTGAAAAGAAACCCAGATGATGAAGCTGGTATCTTGCAATGGAATACAAGTCAGTGGCAGATACAACTAACAGATGAACTCAAAGAGATCATGGATCAAGAAGATCCGATTGAATCACAAAAGAAAGAAAATAAACCTGATAGAGATCCACTAGGATTAAAAACATTTGCTGATCCTTTTTGGGATGGCATGGACTCATCACGCATCGAACAGTTTTGGGGAGATGCATTTGTCTTTGAACAATCAAGAGTCTTGTTGCTAGGTAAACCAAAGATTGGTAAGTCACATTGGTTAGGTGCTTTTGCATCAGCGGCCACAACAGGCACAGAGTTTATGAATCAACAATTCAGTAGGCCTTTGAAGGTCATGTGGTTACAGGCAGAGATCATTCACGAGTTTCTCAAACAAAGAATCAATATGTACTATCAACCCTTCTTACATGACAGGGAACTTCTTGAACTGGGTAAGTCAAACTTGATTGCATCAGGAAGACTTAGAAAGAATCTTATGCGAGATAAAGACATCGATGAGATCGCAACAAGTATTGATTATCATAAACCAGACATTGTCATGATCGACCCTATCATTAACTTCTTTGATGGTGAAGAGAACTCAAACTCTGAGATACATCAGATGTTGTCAAGGGTGGATCGATTGATAGAACTCTTTGGTGTTGCTGTCATCATTGCTCATCACACTGGTAAAGAGAGAGCAGATGACTTGTCTTTTATGTCAGCTCGTGGTGGTTCAGCCTTTGCTGGTTGGATGGATTCAGGTGTCAAGCTGTCAGGTAAGAAACCAAACATCAATGTGTTCTATGAGGCAAGGAATGCCAAAGAACCAGAACAACATCTTGCTTACTTTGATTATGAGAGAGGATTCTTCAGAGTGGTGGATGCACAAGATTCTCCTGACGAGGTCGAGATAGCAAGAGTGGTAGCGGCTGCAATGAACAAACATAAGTTCTATACTAGACAAGAACTAGAACTGTTAGCTCGTAAAGCATTGAAGGAAGCTGACATGGCATCAGGAGAGCGAGCCGCAAGGTACGCAGTATCTCATGTGCAAAAGTATTTAGGAGAGAGAGTGAAGACACACAACGTACCTGGCAAGCATACATGGTACTACTCAGCAGACAACGAGATGAAGAGGCCTTGGGATGAGTAACCCATACAAGATAGAAGGACCGGCATTGATTAGTTTCAGTGGTGGTAGAACATCAGCGTTCATGTTGTGGAATATCTTACAAGCCCACGGTGGTGTATTGCCAGATGATATCTATGTAACCTTTGCCAACACTGGTAAAGAAGCCCCGGAAACTTTGGACTTCGTGCATGAGGTAGAACAAAAGTGGGGCGTGAAGATCTATTGGTTGGAGCTGTACTTTGGTGAAGAGCGTCCTGTATATAGAACAAAGATTGTGGATTACGAAACAGCTTCTCGCAACGGTGAACCCTTTGAAGCTTTGTTGGATCGTAGAAAATACTTACCCAACCCAGTCACAAGATTTTGCACAAGCGAACTAAAGATCAAGGTCATGTCAAGATTCATGCGCAAGTTACAAGGCTACAAGAATTGGTACAACGTCATTGGTCTACGCTATGACGAACCAAGAAGAGTAGCAAGTGCTTTGAAGCAATATGAAGCATGGACAAATATAACTCCCATGAATGATGCAAAACATACTGTAGAAGATGTCAGTGAGTTTTGGAAAAAACAAAACTTTGATCTCAAACTAACTAATGCCAACGGTAAAACTCCAGCAGGTAACTGTGACTTATGTTTTCTTAAAGGCATGGACACAACGATATCAATACTAAAAGAAAGACCAGAGATGGCTGATTGGTGGATCAAACAAGAACAAAAGTTTGGTGAACACGAAGGTGCTACCTTTAGAAAAGATCGACCTAACTACATCAAGCTTGTAGAGATCAGCAAGACACAACAAGATTTATTTGGAGACGATGATCAGATGACATGCTTTTGTCATGACTAATTATGGATGAAGATTTGAAATTAGATCGAATGGCCGCAATAGAATCGGTAGCAGATACCGTATCTGGTTTGATGATTAACATACCTATTGTTTGGATTACCCTATCAATATGTCTTTACTTTGATCAAGGTGCAACAGTAATCACAGCAGTGCAAGCTGTCGTACTAACGTTTGTTGCATTGATTCGAAAGTATTGTGTTCGTGTATGGTTCAAGAAGAGGGGAGAAGCGTGATAAGAATTTTAGATTTATGTTCCGGGATTGGTGGATTCAGTCTTGGACTAGAGGCAACAGGTGGCTTTGAAACGGTAGCGTTGTGTGAAGTGGATGAGTTCTGTTGTAAGGTATTAAACAAGCATTGGCCTGGTGTGCCAATCTATAAAGACTTAAAGGAGTTAGGAAATGACCCAACAAGAATTGTTCAAGAGTTCGACCTCATCTGTGGAGGCATCCCCTGTCAACCGTTCAGTGTCGCAGGTAAGCAAAAAGGAAAGGAAGATGATCGACACCTCTGGCCGTACATGCATGAAATTATTAAACACAAAAAACCCTCTTGGGTCATTGTCGAAAACGTTGGTGGCTTCGTCAATGTGGCACTCGATGATGTGTGTCTTGACTTGGAAGCCCAAGGTTACGCCACGCAATCGTTTATTATTCCAGCTTGCAGTGTCGAAGCGCCCCACCGAAGAGATAGAATCTGGATCCTCGGAAAGAACTTGGAGGACACCGGACGCTCACTGCGGAAGGGGAGGGTCGAGCAAGGAGAGAATGCAGATGAAGTTGGACAAGGGCATGCCGATCAGTCTGAACGATCAAGTAGCACACCCAGATCTGATGTGGCCAACGCCAGCATCGAGGGACTGGAAGGGAGGATCTCCGGGGACAATCAAGGAGGACAAGAACGGAAAGCCCTATCGAGAGGCGAAGAACAGCAAGACGAAGTGGGGACTGACACTCGATGCGGCAGTGGAACATCAACAGAAAAAGATGTTTCCGACTCCAGCCGCAAGGGACTACAAGGACACAGGGGAGAACACGGACTACGAGAAGCTAGCGAAGAAGAGCAAACTAGCAGGAGCAGTGAAGAGCGAGATGTACCCCACACCGAGGAGCTCGATAGGCATGTCGATGTCAATGGACTCAGTGGTGAAGACAATGGACAACAACGACAGGGGTTACAAGGGGAACTTGGAGGAGCGAGTGGCAATCGAACAGAAGATGTGGCCAACACCGAACGCCTCGGACAACAGGGACAGAGGGAACATGAGCGACCCAGCGATACAACGAAGGATCGCAAAGGGCAAGCAAGTGGGACTGACAATGGCAGTCAAGAACAAACCGGGCAAGGGCACACTGAACCCGGAGTGGGTGGAATGGCTGATGGGTTATCCGCCAGGTTGGACGGACATTTCGGATTCGAAGTAGAGCCTAACATCCCAAGAGTAGCGACAGGCATCCCTGAACGAGTCAATCGACTCAAAGCATTGGGTAACTCAATCGTACCTCAAATCGTCAGAAACATTGGACTGGCTATCTTGAAGAACGAGGAGGATGATAGGAGATTATGAAAGAGCATTACAACTTACTAGCTAAAGATAAACAGCTTCTGCCTATGGAGTACATACGCACACCGAAAGAAATATGGGAGGTCTTATCGCAAGAGTTTGCTTTCACAGTGGATGCATGTGCTTCAGATAAGAATCATTTGGTGGATAAGTATTGGACAAAGGAACAAGATGCATTGTTGCAAGATTGGGATCATGAGATTGTTTACTGTCATCCTATGTTTGATAGATACATTCCTAAGTTTGTAAAGAAAGCTTGTGAATCAGAATGTCTTTGTGTTTTCTTGCTTCCCGCTTCAACAAACTCTGTTTACTTTCATCAATACTTTTGGGATGCAAAGCAACACAGACCTAGAGACAATGTACAAGTTAGGTTCTTAGAGAAACCCAAAGGCCTGTATGGTTATCGATTTAATACTGACGATGATATCCCACCCAAGACAGGATATCTTAGGCCGCTTATGGTAGTGGTTGTTGACAATAGGAAGTAAACAAATGTTGTGGTCAAATAATAAGCAGAAGTGGTTGTGCAATGGGAAAAACGCAAATTGCACAGTCCTTTCGCAAGTCATTGATCTAGCGTTGTTTTGTAGGGTGTGCGGTTGTGCAATTGCACATGCCTGCACATACGCACATGCACCTCTGAAAGCCCCTATTTTACTGGTATGTGCAACTGTGCGCATGTGCATCTCTATAGAGAACTATAGAGAGAGATGCATAAATGCATTCTCTTCTTGTAGAGAGAGCTCGATATATAGATATAATTTGATAGGATATTGCAGATGAAGAGTCAAAAGAAACTAACAAAGAAACAAGAAACATTTGTCGATCTCATGGTGTATCAGGATTACAATCAAACAAAGTGTGCGCATCTTGCAGGCTATGAGAATCCCGGAGTGGCCGCAACAAGGTTGCTAAGTAATCCAGAGTATCAGCACGTCCAGTTCAAAATCAAACAACTCAAAGCGATCCAAAGAAAAAAGAATGAGATTACTTATGAAGGGATTGCAAAGAAACTTGCAGACATCCGGGACGTAGCATTGGCGGATGGCTCATACGGACCGGCAGTTACAGCAGAGATTGCAAGGGCGAAACTTGCTGGGCTTATGATTGATAAGAAGGAACTGAAGATACATAAGATTGATAGCATGAACCGTGATCAGCTCGAGGCCAGGTTGCATGAGTTAGTCAAGGAGAATCAGATTATCTTGGGTCAAGCAGAGGAAGTGAAGCCTAGTCAAGGTCTTCAAGATCTAAAGGAGAATCATCCAGAGGTTGAAGACGTGGAGGTTTCTGAGATGGAAGAGGATCTTGATCAGCATCAAGAAGAATCTGATTGACTTTGTCTTCAGCTTGCTTGAGCTGACGCTTGCAGTAGTCTAATACTTTCATGCCTTTTTCATAGTCTGCGATTGAATCTTCAAGACCAGAGTTTTCAAACTCAAGTTTCTTAACAAGTCTTTCCAACTCGTTGATACCTTTTTCAAAACTCATTTGCTTTTAGGTAATTGATCTGGATCGTACCAGCCACAAGGATAATTAATCATTTGCCTTGCCCCCGGTAATCTTTGAAAGATCTTTTGCGGTTCTTATTCATGTTAGCGAAACCAACATTCCTTCTACCGATACTAGTCTTCTTGCCTCTGCCAGATGTGGCAGGTGTGTGTGTTGTTTTAGTCCAAGTCTTTGCCATCTTCTTTTCCTGGGTTAATCATTTCCATATGAAATCTGTTATCTTTAATTGCTTCTTGCACAAGGTTAAGTTGCTCTTCGAAGTTCATGGTCATGATGTCTTCGTCTGTGAGTACCACAAGTTTTAATACTTGCTTGTGTTTGTAAGTCATTGATTGTTGAGCCAGTCAATAATTAAAAATGCAACGATCAGAAATACAAAGGCCGCTATTGATGTGACAACAATAGGCAGTGATATCATTATGCTTTCCTCCATATTCTGTATTTGGTTATGTCTTTTGGATCTTTGCCAAAAGTAAACTTGCGATCTCTAAAGTATTTTGTGTAGAAGTTTGGCCTGTACTTGTAAACCTCTTCACGAGTTAGGCCTCCAATACTATCTTCAACATTGAGTGAGTCGAGTGCCTCACAAAAGGGTGAAGTAAATCTTCCACGAACCGGTATATCTTTTTCTACTTTGAATGACATAGTGTTTTCTCCTAGTGTGTTTCATCTTCAGGTGTGAAGATAATGTCAATTTTATTTTTATGAATGCTAACAACTTTATCGCTTTGATCAGGCGTGAAATCAATATCGCTTGCAGTGACTGAGTCCGGGAATACTGCATTGATGGGTGTGATTTCTGCTATCACAAGCTGATTGTAATAATATTGTTGGCGAAAAGATTCTGCGTCCTCTCTCGATGGGAAAGGACCGAATGCTGTGCGTTGCTCTTCGTTGGAATATGGATCCCCATACTTAACAACAAGAATGTAATCGCAATGAGTTTCTACTTTTTTTCTCATCTAGATAAAAACCTTTTGCGTTGAGATTCATGTTCTTGCGCTTCCATTTCTTGGATCAGTTCATCATCCTGGTATGGACTCTCTTTGAAAGCTGGCTTGCGTTTTGATCTAAGGTACTCAGTTAATTGAGAGTCATCGTTGTACACGGTGGTGTGTTCAATAACTCCTCCGGGTGTTTTGCTTACTGACATGATGTACTTAACACCTTTGCGCCATTTCTCAAGTTTATTAAGCTTGCGTTGATGCGCTACCTTATCTGCATATTGTGTCATGGTTTCTCCTTTCTCTAGACAGAGATTATACATTATTGTGCGAGCTCTTCAAACTCACGTCTTGCGAGCTCGGCCGCTACTATTGGCGTATAGCCTTGACTAAGATACTTTTCATAAAGATCTTCCAGTAACTTATCATTGTGTTCGTTGCTCATCCTAAGTCTCCTTGATCTTCATTGGTTCGTAAGGGATATTTAAATTCGTTCTTTGTACCCAGTTCTTCTATGATAATTTTTTTAATTTTCTGCATGTCCTCAACGATCATTTTGTTTTCAGCTTTCAGTTCTGCAATTTGTAATATGCTTTGAGGCACAGAATATTTATCAACGCTAGAATTTTTAGGTTTAGCATTTTTATGCAGATAATTAGGCTGGCTGTATCCCTTTTGTGGCTCAGTAATTTCTTTAACCCATATTCGGAAGACAGGTTTTAAATCAGATAGCCTTTGATTTTTGATGTCATCTTGAATGTATGTTTTTCTAGATATGATTGGTCTACCTATTCTTTTCCCAATCAATCTAATTCCATTTGCGTCAGACTCATCTTCAACTATAAAACTGTCCTCTTGTGGTGTCATGGATAAAAGCCTCT